AATTTGGCCAGCCAAGGAAAAGAGCTGGACATGCCTGGGTTGCAGGCAACTTGTAAAGTGGTGAAGGGCAAATTGTTTGTCACTGGTGAAAGAAACGATCTATGTGACACCACTATACCGTTGGAAATATTCTTAACCTTAGGGGCTGAACTGGTGCGCTTGGTGGCAATGGCCACTGGTGCCATACGAGTGGAATCGTTACCAGCCCTCTTTGGTTGAGGCTTCCCCTTCAAATTACCACCATTTTTGGTGGAGTTGCTACGCAAATTTTTAGTCATCGCGTCTCTACTATTGTTTTTGTTGAGTTTAATTTCAATTTTATTATTTTTATTGTTGGTGGTTAACATCCTGGCTTTCACGGCTAAAGCAGCTAAAGTGCGCTTGGTACCTTTGCCCAAGTTCGATCTAACGAAAACATCATCAGCTGCCAAATCGCTATTACCACCTGATAAAGCGAAGTCGTGTTGGCGACAAGTTTCATCAAACTCGTCAACGGCAGGAGCAAAACCTCTAACCGATGTTTGCCACTGGCCGTCGGACCAACCAGGTCCGCACCAATTGCCATGATATCTGTAACTCATGTTATGAAATAAGGAATGTAATGAAAAGTATATATTTATAAATGCAAACAAGTAAACCTAATATGGGCTCGCGATGTTAGAACATCGCGAGCCGGTTGCCGGTGAGACCGGCTACAAATCACGCTCAGTGAAAATATCCAACTGGCTGTAGTCCACACAGTCAGTTAGATTGCTCGTTAACACGTTGTTTAGAAGTTCTTCAGCTAAGGAACAGTCGATTCCATAGCGTTCCTCAAAGAACTCGTACGTATCCAAGGTAGAAGAGTGTTTAGTCTGCGGAAGACTCTTGTAAACGACTCTCTTGTCGGTATATTCAATGCGTCTCTCTTTCTTGAGAATCTGTAACTGGTGTCGGGTGTACGCTCTTAAAACAGGGATGTAGCCACATTCTATGTCACACCCTATCATCATACCTTTAACCTCACCTGGTTTCAACTTACGTAATGAAAACCCGAATTTAGGCAACCTCTTGCCAACCTTGGGTCCTAATACATGGCCTCCTTCTACAGGCCAAAACAACGACGAGCAATACTCTACTTCGCTCCACTTATGAGAGATCTTAATCTTGCTCTCGAAACCCAACTTAGAATTGAATTTTTCAAAAGTGTCACGTAACTCTTTCTTCTCATGGTTGCTCATGAGGCCACGAATTATGACTAAATTGTCATCGCCGTGGACCAAAATGATACTTTCAAAACTTTTGCAGCCGTTTGCTCTTCTAGACGCATATAGTTCTAGAGCTGCTATAGTTTTAACCCCATTTATGAAAGAGTTTCTGGTGGATGTGCAGGGGGAACCACTTGTCATAGTATGAGCCACCTCATACTTCAACCCATGGGACGAATAACCCTTGACATAGTTCATCGACTTGCTAGCTTCATAAGCTTGGCCATAGTCTCGTATGCCGCATTTGTCCTCAACAAGATTGTACAACTTGGTACATTCTTCCCCTTGATGGCAGTCGTATCTGCTTTCATCACCTTCAATTAAGGTGACGTCCTCATTTCCGAGTCGTGTGCGTATTTCACCAATTTCCTCCGCTGTCATGCCACCAGTATAGATGACAAAACTTGAACTACCACCTGGTAGCTGAGAAACCGCTGTTGGTCCAAAGATACCTTTGAACTGTTCAGAAAGTTTATATGTGAAGGGACCATAGGCAGCATTAATCCTGTCGGACCCGCCTTGGATGGCTCTAGGATCAAAATCCTCAACTTGGAAGCCACCCTTCATGGTGAGTTCGCGTTTGGCGAACATTTTACGCACGTAATCCTCAGGCTTGAGAGGATCAGCACTCAGAGAGCTGTAAGCTTCAGCTTGCTTAAGAGCTCTGGAGCGGACGAAACGACTGTTCCATTCCACGAAATGTTTGTCGATGAACGTTGGTTCTATTGGCACGAAACGTGCAATAAAACGCCTCGCTGTCTTGAAAACCAAATCCCAAGCTTCCACTTGGGGTGTTCCAACGGTCATCAATGCCCGGTTGGCAGCCGCTACCGTCTCGTTATTAATGGACGAATAGGGCACGATGGGTATATAATTTGAAAATGTGGTCGCTACAGCATGAAACTGAGGTTTGTCGTCTATTTTTTCACGACTAGTTTTGCTTAATTTCGACCCTACGCGTCGGGTCCTGAGGACCCTGTTGCTTTCATAACCCGGCAAACCATTAGGCCAGTGTTTAGAAGCATCAAAAGTTGAAGAGGGAACAGAGGACCTATTCCTATTGTACATGTCAACGGTTAATGGTGTGTCAGCGGAACCGAAGCAGCAAGACAACATACTGAAATAATGTTCAAAATTAAGAACATTCGACAGGACATTGTAAAGCCTAACGTTGGCCGGAGAACACACCGAGTTAAAAGCCGAAATTTCATCCTCGAGAGTGAGGATAAAAGCCATGGCTGATCCGTAGATAGTACTATCTAATCTCATTTGATTTGGCATTGACATCTTGTCACTTTTCACCAAATTGCGCATTGTATTTATACACATTTTCAATCCATCTTTGTTGCGGGGGCACCCTACCATTTTCAAAGCAACCTGTTTTATTAGGTCTTTAGGTAGCAATATTTTGCGTTGCTTGGGCTTGCTTATAAACAAATAAGAAGCAAAGCTAACAGTGGTAGTATGAGTGAGGTTCATGACCTCAAGCATAGGCTTGAATTTGCTTTCGTCACCACAAGACAGAACACCTGAAACGGGTCCTGAGTGGTCATTGCGGCTGAGGCTCCCAACTAGGGACATTGACCTCCTAGTGTCCACAGTGACGCCAGCTAAGCAGGAGTCGGGAACAACCATGAATTTAAGCAGCCAGCTATCGCCGATCTTGCGACCGGACCAAGCCATGGCCCTACCACCGTCTTTGAAGAGGGTGTCCTTTAGCCAAAGGCAAGCGTCGTGTGTATAGGAAGTCATGTTGCCGTTAACTTGCATGTTAACCATGACGTCCTCTCCCTCACAAAAAGCTTCATATTTCGATTCAACGAAATCACCATTATCATGCATGGTGCCGTACAAATTACTGAAGTCATGAACCACAGCGTACAGAGAACCTTTATTACTCCGGTAGACTAAATCTAGGACCTCTTTAGGGCTCAAGTAATAGAGAGAGTGAATTGAAAGATACACATCGACGTAGACGTCACAATCCGCTGCTTTGTTAAAGCATCGGTTAACTTCACCTATTGAGGTGTTGAGACGCCGACAAACATCATCAGATGTAAGTATAGGAGTACAGGAATGGACGTGCAGGCGACCGTTCTGCGCATGGCGCACGGGATTGCCTCCTATATCAGTGACAGCCACGTCACCGTGATCACGTCCTATAGCCTGTAGAGCTATCGTTTCGCAGATGGCGCGCTCAGTGGCCCCTAACGGATGATCGTGAGGGGCTCCGTCACCAAAGGAAAAGTTCCACTCTGGGAACTTGTTCTTAAGAACTTCCAATTGGGTCGAGCTAACGCTGTGTTTTCTGCGAAAAAGAGATTTAGTGCCAAATGACCCGCTAACTTCGGGGACAGCAGCTCTTACTGCTGAATTACTAGGTGTATGAGCAGAGGGCAACTCTATACTAGGACTGCGCGAGCTGGCACTCGACGTAGAACGACAATCGGAGAAATCACTTTCCCCGCAAAACCTAGCACCGCTAGGTCCAGAACGTTTCTCTTTGAAAACCATCTTGGTTTTCGAGACTTTTTTGTTCTTG